ACATATTCAAACTCAACTTCGCCTAAGCCTTCGTAGGTCTGGTAGCCAATGGTTGCGGTGCTGGCGCGTGCCTTTTGTGATGTGCCTGAGTAATTAAAAATGCCATCAATTACGTTGGCAGCAGTGATCACATACTGCGGATCTGATGGCTTGTCTTGGTTGACAACCAAGGTGCCAGCACCGTAGTAGGCAATGCCACGGAACAATGCCGTAAATTCTTGAATGACGTTGTACACCTCATCGCGGCTGTTCAGCAGCAGATTGCACAGAAAGCGTGGCTCCTCACCACCTCTACCATTGCCAACCAAGCCATTGCAGTATTGGCTGATTGCATAGAAGTCGTAGCGGTCAAGACTGCTGGCAGGAATAGCTGCGCCGTAGCGAGTATTTGTCAGCAGATCCCATAGGCACCACGCCGGATCCGCACACCATGTAGCAGCGCCAAATGTTCCATCCCAAACACCTGAGTAAGTGACGCGGCCAAGGTGCGTTGTCGTATCAACGGTTGCATTGCTTGGCAGCTGAATTTTGATGCCGCGCACCAAGTATTTGCGAGATGGAATGCTGTTGAACTGACGGCTGTCAAACCGCAAAAAAGCCAGCGCACTGTTTGGGTAACGCAGTTTCTCGTCAATAATTTCGGTATAACTATAAAAGTATGTGCGATTTTGTAGGCGAACACTGGTAGAGTCTGCGGAAACACGAACCAGTCGAATATCAACAGGAAATGCACCACTCAGCACCAGCATGTAGTCACGCTGATATGTGTTGGCTGTTTTGCCGCTAATGGTATCTGATACTAAGGTTGTAAAACCGCCACCATTGTATTGAATTTGAATTTGAATATCTACACTGTTGCCAACAATGTTGCCATTGTCTTCAATAATTTGACAACCTGGCATCTGAACCGTAAGCCGCACTCGGTCAACTTCGGTATCTGTAATTGTTCGAGTTACTGGCGCAATATATGAGGCTTCTACATTGACACCTTTTTCTGACTCTGTGCCGTTTGTGTTCGGAATGTATGCTTGTGCTTGCGTGCCAGTGCGGGTGACAACTGTGTAACCCGTAAAATTATCAGCACCGGTGCTGCCTTGGATTGGTGTGCCATCAAGGTAAATGCCTTTTACGCCGCCCTCAATGCCCTCAATTTCGCCTTCGCTAAGTAGGTCTAAGACGCTGCCATACTGAACGGATTGAAGTGAATCATCGGATTCAGTTGGTGTGTACCCTCGCCCACCGCCACCGCCCTTGCCACCACCACCAAAGGCACCACCAGAACCTCGAATTAAATTGCGAGTGCTCATATCAGTTGATCCACGTCAAGGCCGCTGCTGATCACAGCCGATCCGATGTAGGCACGCCCGTAACAAATAGGAACTGGCAAGCCTTGCTGCGCAGTATTGGTAATGCCTGAAAAAGTAAATGATTCAAATCGTGCTGCATCTTTGCCGCGTTCCGCGCTTGAATAAGTCTGCTGTGGTGAAATTAACTGCGCGATCCCTCCGAGAACAAGTGATACACCGACAGCACCAATAGCGGAGGCAAAGGCACCTCCAACCAAACCCATACTCACAGCAGCACCAGCTTCAGTCACACCTCCTAGCCCAGCTCCTAATCCTAAAAATCCGCCTGCTGCAGGGCCAGCAATAATGGCCAAAGCAATCAAACCAATACCAATCCCAATCATTGCCCCAGTTCGTCCAGCTCCAGCAATTACAGGTGTGATGCTGAAAACTTCACGCTCACTCCACGGCATAACCAATGGAGTTAGGTCATCTGGAGCAATTTTTTCCTTGCCAATACTCACCCGATAAGAAACGCCATCCTGCTCGCTATCCAGCAACCATTTGTCCAACCCTGGGAAGTTGACGCACAAAGCCTTGATTGCTTGGGCTGGCGTGTCGGCCTCAAACTGAAAACGGCATTGCCCCAGGTACTTGCGTAGGGCGCCGTAGACCTTAACGACTTTCATGCCGCAGGACCATGGCAGTGCTCTTAATATAGTAGCTGCCCAGCACATCTCTACTGCTAAGTCGGCCTTGAATGTGGTGCAGAATCTGTTGGTCGTCAATGTAGATGGCTGCGTGGTTGGGCAGCGATGACCCAAGTTGCATCAGCATCGCATCGCCGTATCGCAGCTCATCAAACGGCACCTTGTGGAAGTCTTCACGGTGAAAGTTGTCTAGGTATAGGTTTTCGCCACGTTCCCAAAACTTGTCGCGGCGCTCGTAATCGCTGAGTTGGAGGCCAAATTCCTTGCCGTACCAGTCCCTGCATAGCGTGTAGCAGTCCACTACGCCGAACACAAACTCACGGCCCACGTAAGGCAGCTCATACTGTTCGGGCAGTGTCAAGCTGGAGCCAGCAGTTTTAGGATTGATGATGAACCACGGCAAGCCGGATTTTGCGCAGGCCACGCGGTCCGCTTGGCTGGGATTCGGGTTGGTGGCAGGGTGGCTGTGAACGATGGCCACGATCTCGCCTTGGTCCTCGACCGCTGCGTAGTCGTCGCTGCTGAGTACAAAATGCTCGTCGGGCGTATCGGCCAGGTTGGCGCAGGGAAAATACCGTTTACGACCTTTGACCACGGCAACCAAGCCACAGCATTCACGCGGATCTTCGGCTTGGGCGTGCTGCAAGATTGTTGTTTCCAGTGCTTTAGTAATAATCATCTAGCTAAACCTGCTCCAGGGAAACTGCCGAACGGCAACGCAGTGTCCGGCACACGAAAAGTATATTGCGCGTCAGAAGAAAATGTATAGGTTGCAGAACTGGGCGAGGCTGGCAGGAAATACAAGTCAACCGGTACAACATTTGTTTCTAGATTGCCGTAGTCATCCAAATAAATAATACCGGAACCCACGGAAGTAATTGTAGTGTCAATTCCGTTACTTCCGAATACACGCATTCCAGCCACTAGGCTTGATGTATTGATATCAATTTGCTGCCCAGTTATTTGTTCCCGCCCAATGAAACCAAAATAATAAGTTTCTACGGTTGGAACATAACTGCCACTTCTGGCAATTGAGTATGGCCTATTGCTGAGTGTAATTGTAGTTCCAGAAATGGTGGTCACCGTCGTGTTAGCTGGCACGTAAGTTCCGGTTACGGTCTGGCCAACGCTAATTCCCGTATTGTTTGAAACCACTACGGTTGCTGCCGCCGCTGCCACTGTTCCGGTTTTTGTGCTTGCTGTTGTCATCGTTGCCGCTTGACTTAAAGTCAAAGTTGCAGCATTATCTATGGTGCTAATTGTTGTGCCACTTGGGATACCAAGCCCAGACACGGCTTGTCCCGCGTTCAAATTAAAATAAGGTGCAACGGTCATTGACGTGCTTCCATTGGTTACGGAACCAGCAAGTGTAAACGCTGTAAATCGGACGTTACAACTGCTTAATCTTTTGCCACATACATCGCTGCCGCTCGATGCAACTTTGTTGTCATTGATGTCGTAGTAATCAGTTCCGTTGTATCCACACTCACCGCCGCGATAAGTCCACTGGCAAATGTTGGCGATAATTTGACGTCGTGGCAGCATCACGCCAACAAGGTCAAATTTGCTGGCCAGTTCAAATTCAACAACGGCGCGGTTTTCGTTTGATTTGCGGTCTACATACCAGATCTCATCTGCAAATTTGGCGTGGGGGTCAGCACCAGGTTGGCCGTCCAGGTATTTCTTCAGCGTGCGGATGCGAACCACCTTGGCGCCACCAAGATCGTTGCCTGTGGTGATTAGGTTGACCTGGAGCAGCAATGCCGTAATGCTGCTGCCGATGTTGCTAACAGTTAGCTTGGGGCGTGGCAAACTGCCGCTGCTGCTGTAATCAAAACCGCTGGCCTCTAATGGCAAGCGCACATAAGATTGGCCGTTCCAAACTACGTTGCCAGTCACGGCAGCATTTACGCCGTTGTGGAAGTAATAAATATCTGAACTGCCATGCAGCGTTGCGTCAAGACGCAGCTGGAACAGCTCAATGATGGCGTTTGGCTCCAGCACGCTGAGGTCTTCATAGACCGCACTGATTGCCGTCCAGGTGACGCTGCCATCAACCGTGGTGCCATCAATCAGCGTTGGCCATGCAGGCTGGCTTCCGCCTGACGTACCAGCCGTGGTGCATTGGAACACCAGACCAAAGTCCTGCACCGTCGTGGCGCGAACAATCGCACCAACGGCGTAACTGGTAGTAGCGGCCCAAGCTGCGTATGCCATTAAGGTTCAAATACCTGCGTGAACGTAGCCTGAACTGTTGCGCGATTTAGGTATGGAATCGACTTGCTCCAGTCTGAGCATACAAACTTGGCGCTGCTAGCTTCACCCGGTGCAGTCCAGTCGAATGATTCCTGCCCGGCACGGGCATCAAGAAATGTTTCAATCGTGTCAGCATCGGTTTCTGATATTTCCCAAGTGAGGCTCCAGCTTTTGGGATTCTGGTTCAAGCCAAAAACGGCTCGCATCTCGTA